TGGTTCTACTCTAGCAACTTCTGGTGCGTTTAGCACAACTCTAACTGCCACTGCTGCAACTAATGTAACATTACCAACTACTGGCACTCTAGCGACACTTGCTGGTACAGAAACTCTTACCAATAAAACATTAACAACACCAGCGCTGAATGGTGCGGTTGTAGATAATAACAACGCTGTTTCTGCTGCGGGTTCAACTCAAGCGGGTGCTACTGCTCTAACCGTAGATTATAACGTAGTTACTACAGTTGCTGCATCTACTGGAGTTAGACTCCCAACTGCCACGGCTGGTCGTAGAATTGTAATTGTTAACAAGGGTGCAAACACTGTTAGCATCTATCCAGCAACTGGTGGAACAATCGACGCATTATCAGCAAACGCAGCAATTCAGGTCGCAGCAAATGGTTCAATTGAAATAATGGCATCATCATCTACACAGTGGTATTCTATCTCTCGTGTTGCAATTTTTGACTCTACTGGGGCTCTACTTAACTAATGTCAACTGTAGTCCAATTAAAAAGAAGTGAATCCGCAGGTTCAATCCCAACAGTAAATGATATTGCTGTTGGGGAACTCGCAGTAAATTTAGCAGATGGTGCGCTGTATTCTAAAAGAACCGATGGTGCCATTATCGAAATTGGTGGCAATTTACCAGACGAGTATTATCTTTCATCAAACCAAGATTTTGGTTTAATTACACAAAATGTAGATGCCACGTTAAATTTGGGTGATGTTGGAACTGAATCTTCTGCATCAAAAAGTCTTGGTGATATTAGCATTTACGTTGAATCTGTCGGTGTGCCTGCTTCATCCGCATCATCTGGAACAGTAAATACTATCGCAATTGATACCAATTATCTCTACATCTGTGTTGCAACCGATACTTGGAAGAGAGTGCAACTCTCTTCCTGGTAGTTATAAATAGTCCCAAAGAGGACAAGATATGGCAATTTCATCAAGACAAGGGTTAATCGATTACTGCCTTCGCAGACTCGGATTTCCGGTAATTGAAATCAACGTTGATGACGATCAGATTGAAGATCGTATCGATGATGCATTGCAGTATTTCCAAGAGTTTCATTTTGATGGCGTTGAGAGAGTGTATCTTCAACACCAGGTTACGGGCGCAACGCTTAAATTTTCTGGTCTATCAGCTCCATCATTTGAAGTAGGTGAGTTATTGATTGGTGCAACTTCTGGTGCAAGCTGCTACGTTGTTTCTATCAACGGCACAAATTTAATTGTAAGTAAAGTATCTGGAACATTTACAGCCAGTGAAATAGTTACAGGTGAAACTTCTGGCTTTAGTAGAACATTAGCACCAACAGCTTTTTATACTCCAGGTGATATTGAGAATGGATATGTATCTATTCCTGATGCCGTTATTGGCGTTATCAGAGTATTGCCAGTAAATGGTCCAAGCTCTGGTATGAATAACGCAAACAATATGTTTGATATTATGTATCAATTCCGTATGAACGATATGTATAATCTATTGTCGGCCGACATGATTTATTTCACTCAAATGAAACAATACTTGTCGATGTTAGACATGCTTCTGGTAGGCGATAGATCATTTGCATATAATCGTAAGACAGACAAGCTAGAAATTCATTGTAAATGGACCGATGTATTTGAACCTGGCGATTTCATTATTGTTGAATGCTACCGCATTGTCGATCCAAATACATACACTCAGGTCTATGATGATAGATTCCTGAAAGAATATGCTACCGCTTTAATTAAAAAGCAGTGGGGAATCAATATGAAAAAATTTGGTGGTATGCAATTACCAGGTGGCATCGTCATGAACGGTCAGCAAGTCTACGATGAAGCAGTTGAAGAACTTCGGATGATACAACAAGATATGCAACTTAGCTCGGAACTTCCCGTCGATTTCATGGTGGGATAAGATATGCCTACCAACTTCTACTTTCAATCAGGTAATACATCTGGCACAACAAACGAACAGCGTTTGTTGGAGGACCTGGTTATCGAAAGCATGAAGATTTATGGGCATGATGTTTACTATCTACCTAGAACCATAGCAAACCAAGATTCAATTCTATTTGAAGATGCGTTATCATATTTCACCCAAGCATATCCATTGGAAATGTATCTTGAAAATACAGAGGGCTTCGAAGGTCAAGGCGAACTACTAACAAAATTCGGCTTTGAGTTTAGATCGACCGCAACGTTTGTTGTCGCTAGACGCCGTTGGGAAGAATCTGTTGGTAGAAATGCAGAAAATTTACAGTTACCAGAGCGTCCATCTGAAGGTGATCTGTTGTTCTTTCCTAAAACAAAGACGTTCTTTCAAATCAACTATGTGGACTTTTTAAATCCTTTCTACCAGTTGGGAAAGATTTACACATATAGAATGTCATGCCAAGTATTTGAATTTAGTTCTGAAACTATCGATACTGGTCTTGAAGAAATTGATAGCATTACTGATGGCTTAACTCAAGACATTTTTGATTGGCAACTTATCATGGAGTCTGGTGATTTTGTTCTATCGAATACCGGCGACTCAATTATCTTACAAGAAAGCGGTACAACAAACGTCGATTCTTTAGATCAGACTAATGAGTTTGAAAACGAAGCGGGTGAGTTCTTAGATTTCACAGCATTCAATCCATTCGGTGAAGTTCAAGTAAGGACAGCGGCATAATGTTTTTAAAGCAGCATTTTTATCATCAACATATTCGTAAAGCTATCATTGCTTTTGGAACGATATTCAATCAACTAACCGTAGAGCGTAAAAACTCTGCGGGCGAAGTGGCTCAGTCCATTCGAGTGCCTCTGGCATACGGACCTAAAGATAAGTTTCTAGCAAGAGTTGCTGCGGTACCTGGAAATGATCCTGCGTCTGTTGCAATCACATTACCTAGAATTGGGTTCGAGATTACAGGCCTTCAATATAATCCACAACAGAAACTGAATATTCTTACCAAGAATATAGCAGTGGGTGTGGGTGACGATGCAGATAAAGTAAGAGTGCAGTATACTAGCACCCCATATACTTTATCGATATCTCTTTTTATTGTGACTAAAAATCAAGATGATGGTCTTCAAATTATCGAACAGATTTTACCGTTCTTCAATCCAGATTTTTGTGTGTCCATAACTGATATTCCAGAAATGGGAATCAAAAGAGACTTACAAATTATATTAGAGAATGTTTCATACGAAGATAATTACGAAGGTGAGTTTACACAAAGACAATCTATTGTGTGGAATCTAACCTTCAATCTTGGTATAAACTTCTACGGTCCAGTTGATATGCAGGGTTATATTAAAACTGCAATTGCCAATACATATGCGGCCATTAATCCGAGCGCAGACACACAAGAAAAAATTAAGTATCAAGTAACCTATACGCCTAATGATGCATCCTATCTAGATGATTGGAATTATGTGGAGCAATTTGATGAAGCCTACGAATAATCAATACGATAAATTAGATGCCATTTTTGGCACACATATGGATGAAGTTCTGAGTTTGAAAGAAGAAAAACTACCAGTAGTGGTTGAAGAACCATTGCTGCCAGAAATCATATCTGCGGGTGATGATATTGAAGATGACTATCTGGCCGCAAGAAAAAAACTAAACGATTTGATTGGTACCAGCCAGCAGGCTCTTGATGGTATGTTGAATGTTGCTCTAGCTAGTGATAGTCCTCGCGCATATGAAGTGGTGGGTCAGTTGATAAAGACCACGGGTGATGCAGCCAAAGACCTTCTTGATTTGCAAGCAAAGAAAAAGAAGTTGCGAGAAGAAGAACCAAAGAAACAGAATATTGATACACAAAACAATATCATCTTTTCTGGTTCCACATCTGATTTACTTAAAGCATTGAAGGCCGAGAAAGCTAAAGTAATAGATCATGAGTGAGGAATCCTCGTACCACGGTAATATTAACTTAAAGCCGATTGGTCATAAGCATAACTTTACATTTGAGCAACTGGCAGAGATTGAAAAATGCCAGGAAGATCCTATTTACTTCATTGAAAATTATTGTATGATTGTTACTCTGGATTATGGTCTACAGTTGTTCAAGTTGTATGATTGCCAGAAAGAAAAAGTAAAACATATTCTAGATAATCGTAAAGCGATTCTTATGGAAGGTCGCCAGCAGGGTAAAACTATTACTTCGGCTGCTTGCATTCTTTGGTATACTCTCTTTCAAGATTCTAAAACAGTTGCTATCATGGCAAACAAGACAGCCGCTGCTCGTGAAGTTATGGCTCGTTATCAAGGTATGTATGAACACTTGCCTCTATGGATGCAACAGGGCGTCAAGACATGGAACAAGGGTGACGTAGAGCTAGAAAACGGCTCTAAGATTTTCACCGCTGCTACAACTGCATCTGGTATTCGTGGTAAGTCTGTTAACTGGCTATACATCGATGAAGCCGCGATCATTCCAAACACCGTCGCAGAACAATTCTTTGCTTCTGTTTATCCTACTATTTCGGCGGGTCAAACAACAAAGATTCTTCTGACATCAACTCCACTCGGTTACAATCACTTCTGGAAATTCTGGAACGAGGCTGAAAAAGGAAACAACGGCTTTGTGCCTATGTTTATTCCTTACCACAGAATTCCTGGTAGAGATGAAGCCTGGGCAGAAGAGCAACTACGCTTGCTTGGAGAACTAAAGTTTAACCAAGAAGTTCTTTGTGAGTTTCTTGGTTCGAGTAACACTCTCGTTTCAGCCAAGACTTTGGGTGCAATGAGTTCGATTGATCCTATTCACGCAAAAGATGGACTGGATATTTTTGAAGAACCTATCGATGGCCATATCTACGCAATGGGTGTAGATACGGCGCGAGGTGTAGGCGGAGACTATTCTGCCTTCACAGTTTTGGATGTTACAGAAGCGCCATACAAATTGGTGGCCAAGTATCGTGATAATAAAATTGCTCCGATGTTGTTTCCTAATATCGTAGCTAAAGTAGGTACCGACTACAACAAGGCATATATTCTTGTTGAAATCAATGATATCGGTCAACAAGTGGCTGATATTCTACACATGGAGTTAGAGTATGATAATATTCTGACTACTGTAAAGACCGCTTTAAAGCAATATCTATCACCTGGGTTTGGTACAAAAACACAACGCGGTGTTAGAATGACGAAACAAGTAAAGAGACAGGGCTGTTTTGCCTTGAAGTCTCTACTTGAAGAACAAAAATTATTAGTATTTGATGCCGAAACTATTTCTGAGTTCTCTACTTTCATCGAAAAGCAGGGAAGTTGGATGGCAGATGAAGGTTACTTTGATGATCTTGTAATGAGTCTGGTTCTATTAGCTTGGATGACAAGTAATCCATACTTCAAAGATATGACAAATGTTGATATCAGAGAAAGAATGTATAAGGACCAGATGGATCAAATTGAAGAGGACATGACTCCGTTTGGAGCAATAAATAATGGATTTCAAGAAGACTATTTCGTATCAAATGGTGATCTTTGGAAAGTATCTGATGAGGATGAGCCTCGACGAGAAGGTTGGCTACTGTAACTTTTACATTTTTATAAATAAAAACATAAAACATAAAACGACAAGTTAATATTGTCAAGTTTACAACGAGGAGAAGAATATGGCTTTTCAATTATCGCCAGGTGTCCTAGTAGCAGAAAAGGATCTAACAAACGTTATTCCAGCCGTATCGACTTCGGCAGGCGCGTTTGCTGGTTACTTCAACTGGGGTCCTGTAGAAGAAATTTTTACCGTAAGTTCAGAAAATGAACTTCGCAAGTATTTTGGTCTACCGCTAAACCCTACCGACTGGTTCACTGCCGCCAACTTCCTGGCATATGGCAACAACCTTCAGCTTGTTCGCGCTGTAGGCTCAGCCGCAGAGAATGCTACATCTGAAGGTAGCGGTGTTTACATTCCTAATCGAGACGCTTATGAAGCCACTTATGCAAACGGTGGCACCCCGAATGGTGATGTAGCTGCTAAATACCCTGGTCTTTATGGCAATAGCCTTGAAGTTCAATATGCCGACGCAACTTCGTTCACTGGCTGGGAATATGCTTCATTCTTTGATGGTGCCCCTGGCACAAGTGCCCAGGCCACCGCGGCTGGTTGTTCGAATGACGAACTACACATTGTAGTTATCGATACACTTGGTCGTTTTTCTGGTGCAGCCAATACAGTAGTTGAAAGATTTGCATTTGCTTCTAAGCAGGTTGGTAACAAACTGGCTGACGGTACAAACAACTACTATAAGGAAGTTCTAAACCAACAATCACAATATATCTGGTGGATGAATCACCCATCAGGTAGAAACTGGGGTGCGCTTTCTGGAACTGCATTCGATGGTACAGAACAAGATGGTCAAGCCGCCGGCCAAGACGCACTAGTTTTGGATTTAAATGGTGGTAATCTTGCTACGCCGTCAACTGGCGATCTACAAGACGCTTACAGCCTGTTTGGAAACAAAGAAATTGTTGATATTTCACTTGTCCTAACCGGTGGCCACGCAGCCGCAGTAGTAAATCACGTTATCGACAACGTAGCGTTAGCTCGTTTAGATTGCGTTGTATTCCTATCACCACCTCTTGCCGCTGTATACAACAATGCTGGCAGTGAAGCTGCGGATGTAGTTGAATATCGTCAAACCGATATTAACCGTAACACTTCATACGCCGTTATGGATTCTGGCTGGAAGCGCCAGTATGACCGCTACAACGACCAATACATCAATGTTCCTTTGAACGCTGATACTGCTGGTCTTTGTGCCCGCACAGATCAGACAAACGATGCCTGGTGGTCACCTGCTGGCTTCAATCGCGGCCAGCTCAAGAATATTGTTAAGCTGGTTTGGTCACCAGATCAAACAGAACGCGACACACTTTACAAGAATGGTGTTAACCCAGTAGCTACCTTCCCAGGTGAAGGCACTCTACTTTACGGTGATAAGACTCTTCTTGCTAAGCCAAGCGCATTCGACCGTATCAATGTTCGCCGTCTATTCATTGTTCTTGAAAAGGCTATCGCAACTGCGGCCAAGTATCAACTCTTTGAGTTCAACGATGTCTTTAGTCGCGCACAGTTCCGTTCGATGGTTGAACCATTCCTACGTGACGTTCGAGGCCGTCGTGGTATCTTTGACTTCCGCGTTGTTTGTGACGAAACAAATAACACAGGTGAAGTTATCGACCGCAACGAATTTGTTGCTGATATCTACATCAAGCCAGCACGTTCGATTAACTTCATCTATCTGAACTTTGTTGCGGTTCGTACCTCAGTATCGTTCACAGAAGTTGGCGCCTAATAACCCGACTAAATAGAAATAGGAGATTTATAAATGGATATTTCAAAATTTAAAGGGTTACTAGGGGCTGGCGGTGCTAGACCAAACCAGTTCCGTGTTATTCTAACATTCCCAGGCTACGTTTCTTCGGTGCCGGATACAGAATACTCGTTACTAGTTACTGGTGCAGCACTTCCTGCGTCAACAGTAAACCCAACAATCATTCAATACCGCGGCCGCGAAGTTAAGTTGGCAGGTGAGCGTATCTTTGATCCGTTCACAATCACAGTTGTCAACGACACTGCGATGTCACTTCGTCGTCCATTCGAAGAATGGATGAATGGTATGAATGATTTAGAAGCCAACACTGGTATTCTAAATCCAATTGACTATCAAGTTGATATGTCAGTAGAACATCTAGATCGTAATGACGATCCACTTATGACTTATGTTCTTTATAATGCTTTCCCGATTAACATGTCGGAAATTGGTTTACAGTATGGTCAGAATGACGTAATTGAAGAGTTCACCGTAACCTTTAACTACTCACATTATCTGACTGCATAATTCCATCCAACTAGGATAATTTAATGCAGATATTTGGTTATAAAATTGAAAAGTCTACGGCGTCACAAACTGAGAAATCGTTTGTGGCGCCAACGGACGATGGTGGTGTAGAAACTATCAGAGCCGGTGGCTACTATGGCACATACATCGATATCGATGGTACCGCAAATAATGAAATAGAATTAATTCGTAAGTATCGTGAGATTTCTATGATGGCAGATATCGATACTGCTATTGATGATATTGTAAACGATTCAATTGCAAATCTTGACGATGAAGCTCCAGTAAAAATTGACCTTGATGAAGTAGATTTGTCAAAGAACATTAAAAAAATGGTGCAAGCTGAATTTGAAACCCTTCTCAATATGTTGGATTTCAATCTAAGAGCGCAAGATTACTTTAGACATTGGTACATTGACGGAAGATTGTTCTTCCATAAAGTTGTTGATACTGCAAATCTAAAGAAGGGTCTAGCAGACATTCGCTACATTGACCCAAGAAAAATTAAGAAGATGAGAGAGATCCTGAAAGAAAAGGATACAAAAACGGGTGTAGAGTTCATTAAAGAGATTAAAGAATATTTTATCTACAATGAACGCGGTCTAGTTCCAAACAAAACTTTCACGCCAGCCGCCTCTATCTCTTCTACCGCCGGTGCCACCATGCGCATCGAAAAAGATTCTATCTGCTTTGTTCCTTCTGGCTTGAAGGACATGGACAGAAACATGCCGTTATCTTTTTTGCACAAGGCTATTCGCCCAGCAAATCAGTTGCGTATGATGGAAAATGCAGCAGTCATCTATCGTATCACGAGAGCTCCAGAGCGCCGTGTATTCTACGTTGACGTTGGCAATCTTCCAAAGATTAAAGCCGAACAGTATCTCAAGGGTATCATGAACCAGTATCGTAACAAGGTTGTTTACGATTCTCAGACAGGCGAAATCCGTGACGATAAAAAGTTTATGTCAATGCTTGAAGATTTCTGGTTGCCTCGCCGCGAAGGTGGCAGAGGAACACAGATTGAAACTCTACCAGGTGGTCAAGGTCTAGGCGAAATGGGAGACATTGAATACTTCCAGCGCAAACTATATCAAGCGTTGAACGTTCCGATGTCAAGACTTGAACAGCAAACTGGCCTGAACTTTGGTCGTGCTGCCGAAATCAATAGAGACGAATGGAAGTTTACGAAGTTTATTTCTAAACTGCGCCGTCGTTTCACACTTCTATTTGATGATCTACTAAAGACACAACTTATTCTCAAAGGTATCATTACCGAGGCCGACTGGGAAAAGATGAGATATGATATCAAGTATGTTTTTGCAACGGATGCTTTCTATACAGAATCCAAAGAACA